ATCTATCAACGCAACGCGTCGTCGTTGTTAGGAGGCTCCCAGCCTATGTCAAATAGCAGGTGAACGCGAGACCGCATCGAATCCGTGCGCGTAAATTAGTGATAAATCAGTAACATGACGACCGCCGCCCAACAGGTATTGAAATCGTTCGGTCCGCACCTTGTGAGGTGGGCGCTTGGACGCATTCGCGCAGGCTCTCTAACGCCAAAAACCTTTGCCGAATGTCACGGCGTCTCGGGTTGCCTATTGACAAAGGAGACCATCCAAAAGGGGCTCACCGATCTGGCCACGACCAACCCGCAGGATCTTCCTCAGTCGATCCGATGATCACCCAGCGCGACTACGCCATCCACGCCGGGCTGACCGCGGGGCGGGTGTCCCAGCTTGTAAAGAAGGGGATGCCGTTGACCTCCAAGGAAGCGGCGGACGCATGGCGAGGGATGTCGGCCAAGGGGAAGGTGATGAACCTGCCGGCGCCGGAATCCCCGGGCCCGTACCGGCCACCGGACGCCGAGGGTCAACCTGCCCATGCATCGGTTGCCGAGGATAGCCCGCATGGTGCCTACGAGCGCCAGCGGCAGATCGAGCGTGCCGCCTACGATCTCGCCGTCCAGGCGCTGAAGGGCCACCAGCCAGATGCTGGCCGGTTGGTCGCCGTCCACGCTCAGGCCGCCCGAAACCTAACCCAAGCGCAGCAGGAGGTGTTGGACCTGTCGGAGCGCGAGAAGAAGCTGGTCGATGGAAGCTGGGTGCGGAAGGTGATGACCGACCACGACGGCGCCGTGGCTCAGCTTCTCCGCGCCATGCCGAAACAACTCGCCGGCCGCATCGCCCCACACGATCCAGAGCATTGCGAACGTGAGCTCGACCGCTGGGTGCAGGAGGTGGCCTTGGCGACCTTGCACTCGACCGACCCATGGAAATGACCGACCTCCAGCGCGATCTAGTCGAGTTCCGGCGCAGCCTTTACAGGCCGGCCCAGCGCCAGACAGTCGTCGAGTGGGCAGAGTCCAACCTGCGCTTCACGGCCCGCCAGACCGAGCATCCGGGGCCGTTCTCGACGTCTGTCCGTCCCTACGTCCGGGAGCCGCTCGAATGCTGGAAGCACCCAGGCGTTTCCGAAGTGACGCTGTGCTGGGGGTCGCAGACCAGCAAGACCACGACCCTAATGGTCGGGCTGGCGTGGCTCATCGACCAAGAGCCGAGCCCGGCGTTGTGGCTGATGCCGACGGAAAACCTGGCCCGGTCGTTCTCCAAGTCGAGGTGGATGCCGATGCTGGAGGACTCGCCGGCCATGCTCGGGCACTTTCCGGCAGACAAGGACCAGATCACGAATCTGGAACAGCACTTCACCCGCTCGACGCTCACATTCGTCGGATCCAACAGCCCGGCTAACCTCGCCAGCCGACCTGTCCGGGTGCTGATCGCCGACGAGGTGGACAAGTTTGCGGACGCAACAGCCAAGGAGGCCGACGCGCTCGACCTAGCCGAGCAGCGCCTCAAAGCATTCTCAAGCTCCAAGGCCTTCATGACCTCGACGCCCACCGTGGTCGAGGGCCGGATCTGGCAACGGTTTCTCCGAGGCGACCAGCGGCGGTTCTACCTTCCGTGTCCAAACTGCCGGGAGTTCATCAAGCTGGAATGGCGGCAAGTCGAATGGTCCGACATCCGCACCGAGGACGGGCGCCACGACCTTCCGAAGATCCGCGCCTCGGCCCGCTACGTTTGCCAGCTCTGCAAGGGCAAGATTTCCGACGCCCAGAAAGTCGCCGCGCTACGCCACGGTGAGTGGCGCCCCGAGAATCCCGGAGCCCTGCCCGGCGTCCGGTCCTATCACCTGTCCAGCCTCTACAGCCCCGACCGGAAATGCACCTGGGGCGCTTTGGCCGTCCAGTTTCTGGAAGCAAAGGGGTCGATGATGGGGCTCCAGGGCTTCATCAACGGCAACCTTGCCGAGCCATGGGAGCAACAGGACCTCCAGCCCGAGAGGTCGGAGACCAGCAGCGCCGTCAGCGTCGAGGGTGGCAGACGCTATCTGACCGCAGACGTGCAGGCTGTGGCGCCGTTCCTCTGGTGGGTCTGCCGCGAGTGGAAGGACGGCAACTCAACGCTGGTTGCCGCGGGCCACGCCGACGACTTTGCGGCCCTCCGGCGCGTGCAGGTCGCGCTTGGCGTGCACGACATGGACGTGGGCATCGACTCGGGCTTCAACACGCAGGTCGTTTACGATGCGTGCGCGTCGTTTTCGGAAATCACCAACAGCCCGATCACGTTTCCGTCTGGCCTTCGGTATCCGCCCGAAGGAGGACTTCGCAAGCCCATGGTCATCGGTTGGCTTCCGATGAAGGGCCGCGAAAACGGAGCCCGGTTCACGGCCAAGACGGGGGCCGTCCACCCGTTCGGGTTGTCGACGTCGTCATCCATGCGGACAGACGTGGTGCAGCCGCTTCTGATCTTCGACACCGAGCATCTTCGGGAAATCCTGTCGAGGCTCCGAAAAGGGGACATCGACCGCGACTGGGGCATTCACCAAAACCCGCCCAGCGTGCAGGCCGAGGGAAGCTATCTTGCCGACCCCGAGACGTACTGGCGGCATCTCGACTCCCATGTTCTGCGGCCGGTGGCAAACCGAGCTGGGCGCATCAAGCACGTCTGGATGAAGCGCAACCAGAAATGGCCGGACCACCTGCACGATTGCGAGATCATGCAACTGGCCATGGTGATGCTCTGGAACGAACTATCCGGATTTTCCGGTGAGTTGACGCAGGGCTGATCTGCCGCTTCAAGATCGGGTCCTGTGGGCTACGATCCGCGCCGGTGATTACCTACACCGTCGCAACCAAGCGGGCGTTCCTCCGCAGCGTTTACGCTGCGTTGACGGGCACCACCCTGCTTGCCGCGCTGGTGGCTAAATCAACCGAAGCCGCCGCGGCAATCGCAAACGGACAGGTTGTCCGGTCGACGTCTTCGGCTGACGTCTCCGTCGAGTTCGCCGAGCCCGGCAAGGGCGCCCCGACTCCGTCCGAAATGGTCGAGATGTGGGAGTCGCTGCTCAACGATTACGACCTTGCCGTGTCGTTCCTCGTACAGGAAGGCGTTGCCAGCCCGACCGACACCCAGATTTACAACAAGATGATGTCGACCGTGTTGATCGCGGTGACGTCCTACAGCGGCGACTTCTCGCAGTTCCGCCGCGAGGCCTACATCTCCAACCGGATGACGTGATGGGCTTTCTCGATTCCATCCTGTCGAAGTTCCGGTCCGCGCCTGTCGACCGATACGAAGGCGCCGGCAACAGCCTGCGGCGTTCCTACCTCGACACGTCCTACACGTCCGCCCGGTTTGACGTGTCGTCTTGGACTCGGCAGGCGATTGTTCGAAAGTCGCGATTCTTTGAGCAGAACAACGCGGTGATGAACCGCCTGGGCGACCTTTTCGAGTCCTACACGGTCGGGAGCAACTTCTCGGTTCAGCCTGCCTCGTCGGATCCCGCTTGGAACCTGCGAGCCAAGAAGTGGTGGGACGTCTGGTGCCGGTATCCCGACATTGGCTCCAGGCAGTCTTTCGGGACTCTGATGTCGCTGGCGGCACGCGGCTGGTTCTACGACGGCGAGTCGTTCTTTCTGCTGACCAAGGGCGAGTCTGGGCGTCCGCGCTTGCAACTCGTTGAGCCGCAGCAAATCTCGACGCCGACCGGGCAGGAAAACGCTGCCGACATCTTCGACGGCGTCCGGTTTGACCAGCGGACCGGCCGGGCTCTGACCTACTACGTCGGGCAGGAGCAGAAGCAGGGCGAGTTGACCGACATCCGCCCGATCTCGGCCGACTCAATCGTTCACATTTACGAGGCCCAGCGCGCAAACCAACTGCGCGGCCTGCCGTTTGTGGCGCCGGTCATCAACGACCTGCACGATCTCGACGACCTCCAGAAGCTGGAGATGGAATCCTGCAAGCTGGCGTCCAGCGTTGCCCAGGTGGTCAAGACGTCGTCCGGCGAGGTGCAGGCAACCAGCCTCCGGTCAGGCGTTGGAGGGTCTCAGGGGAGCGCCCAGACCTACTACGAGAACGTCTTCGGCGCCCAGGTCAAGGTGCTGAAGTCCGGCGACGAGTTCGAACAGTTCATGTCTGACAGGCCGTCGGTCAACATGCGCGACTACTGGCGCCAGTTGACCGAAAAGGTCTGCGCCGGTGTCGGGATCCCATACGTCTTGGTCTATCCCGAGTCGATGCAGGGCACGGTCTACCGCGGGGCCTTGGATATGTCGGCGGTCTGGTTCCGCGCTCGTCATGCGGTCATGGCGTCCGCCGCCCGCCGGATCTGGGAATACGTGATGGAATACGCCATCCGCGTGGATCCGACGCTCAAGGATTCGCCGGACGACTGGTACGAGGTGGCCATCCAAGCGCCCCGTGCTCCCAACGTGGACGTCGGCCGAAATTCCGCCGCCCAGCTTGCCGAGCTGGAGGCCGGCGTCACGACTTACGACGAAGTCTATGGCGCCCGCGGCATCGACTGGCGGTCGGCGCTGGAGGCCAAGGCGCAGCAGGCCAAGTTCATCCATGAGCTTGCCGAGAAGTACGATGTCGATGTCTCGGAAATCAGCCGAGCCCAGAAGCTCCCGATTGCCCCGGAGCCGGCCGAAGCCGAGGAGGTCGAGGTCGAGGAACCCGAGGACATGATGCCCCCGACCCCTGCGCCTACTGCCTCGGTTGCGAAACCAAAACGGAACCGGAGAAAGAAGAAATGACCAAGGTGAACAACTGGCTGTCCTACAGCCCGCGAGCCGCTGCCAACGAGCCGGCCAACATCCAAATCTTCGACCAGATCGGCGAAGACTGGTTCAGCAATTCCGGCGTCACGGCAAAGTCGTTTGCAGAAACCCTGCAAGCGGTCGGGCCCGGTCCGCTCAACGTCGAGATCAACAGCCCGGGCGGCAACGTCTGGGACGGCTTGGCCATTTACAATATGCTGCGCGGTCGGCAGGCCCCGGTGACCACCAAGGTTGTCGGCGTTGCGGCTTCCATCGCTTCGATCATCGCGCTGGCTGGCGACACCGTGGAAATCGCGGACGCCGCCTTGATGATGATTCACGACCCGTCCGGTCTTGCGGCCGGCACGTCCGAGGACATGAGGAAGATGGCCGACGCTCTCGACCAGCACGCGGCCATCCTCGCCGGAGTCTACGAAAAGAAAACCGGCAAGACCGCATCGGCGATCCGTGCGGCCATGAAGGCGGAAACGTGGTTCACGTCCGCCGAGGCAATCGACTTTGGCTTGGCTGATTCGATCACCGAAAAGCAGCCCGCCATGCAGGCCAACGCCGCCCGCGCATGGGTGAGTGCGGCTCTCTCCAAACTTTCGACCGGCAGCACCAACGCTGTCGCCGATGGCGCGAACACCGCGCCGACATCACAGACACCACACAACATGGAAACCAAGACCCCTGATCCCGTGGTGCCGGCTGCTCCCGCTGCGCCGGCCCCTGCCGCCCCTGCCGCCATCGACATCGAGGCCATCGTCGCAAAGGCCGTCGCCGCCGCCATCTCGGCCAAGGCTCCGACCGCCGCGCCGGCCCCCGAGCCGATTGCGCCGCGCATCGAGAACATCGGCAACCCTCTGATCGAGGCCCACCGAAAGATGCAGGCCGGCGCCGAGCGTCGCGACTTCCTCGTCAAGAACCACGCGGAGCTTCTGCGGCAGGCTTCGATCCACGCGCCGCAGAACGCCAACACGTTCACCTCCACGCTGGTGGTCGACTATCTGGCCGACGCGCTTATCACCGTTGCCCCGACCCGGCTGGCTCTGGTCAACGCCTTCAGCCGCAACGTCGGCCTGGACAACCTGCGCCCGCTGGCCGTTGTCCGCGTCAAGCGGTACACCACCGGCACCGCCGCCCAGACGAATCCCACCAACTGGGAGACAAACAACGACTCGCAGCTCGCCGCCACTTCGGTGACGGTCGATCAGATCAGCAAAAACTTCACGGTGACCCAGCAGGAGCTCAACCAGGGCTTCAGCCTCGCCGACCTCGCCGCCGGTTCCGCCGACCTGTTCGCCTACGGCATCAGCGACAAGCTGACCGCCATCATGA